CCTTGCCGTCGGCGGGATCTACGACGATGCCGGCATCGCGCAGAACGTCGCGCGTCCGCGTGCTTTCCAGTACCGACCGCAGGATCGTATCCTGAAGGCGGCCGGCCGCCTGATCGGCGAGCCGCTGCGCTGCATCCTGATCGGCAACGACCCCGCGCAGCGCGGCGAGCGATGCGTCGGAAGCAACCCGCGCCTCCTTCAGCGCCGAGACGTCGATCTTGATGGGCGCGATCTGATCGGCAGCGTCGAGGATCTGCTGCGCCGGCCTCCCGCCGACCGCTGCGGTATCCTTGGCTTTGTTGTCCGCAGTTACGTCAGCCCGGTCATGCGGCTTGGTGCCGGCGGGGTCGGCGATATCGCCCCAATTTACGGCCGTACCGAGCGGCGCCAGCTTGGCGGCTTGGCTCAGCCCCTCGATCGACAGCGACAGCTTGCTGACCGTTTCGCCGACCTCGATCGAGAAGTCTTTGAAGAACCCGTAGATGGTCAGACAATCGATCCCGCTCTGCCCGATCCAGAGCGATGGACGGGCGCGGACCGCGGCGATGCGGTTCGACACGACGTCGAGCGCGGCGGTGTCGATCAGCGCCTTCGCCGCCATCTTCTTCGACCAGGCGCGCTGTACGACCGTCACCTCGCCGAAGTCGTCGACTTCCTTCCGGCTATAGTCGGTGATGCTCGCGGTAGGCCCGGCCTCGGTTACGCCCAGCGACACGAGCCGGCCGACCAGCAGCGTCCCCACCGACACGCTGCCATTGCCGTCGACCGTCACCCGGATCGGCGCCCCACCACCCGGCAGGTCGAGGAAGGTGACGGCGCCCTGCCCCACCGCGATCGTCCGATCGTAGCTGCCCGTCCGGACACGCACCCACGCACCGACGACGTCGAGCAACGCCAGCGCAGTTGCTGCGCCGGCATTGAGGGTGACGTCGAGACCGATCGCGCTCGTCGTCGCCGAGCCGAGCGCCTGGTCGAACATCGCCCAGCGGTTGGTCGGGCCGACATCGAGCCACTTGCCGCCCCCGGCTGCGGGATCGGCGCCGACATTGCCGTCGACGATGCTTTCGTAGATGCGGTGCGTGGCGGGCACGATGACGCGAGCGCCGGCCGCATAGGTGATGCCGCCGCCCCAGCGCGGATAGTCGTTTTCGACCATGTTACTCGCCGCCAGCACCGCGTCCGACACGTCGATCGGCTGGATCAGCTGCAGGGTCGACGGCAGGCCGACCGGCGCCGGGTCGAGGCCCGGATCGACGAACGCCTCGCCATCCGCCAGCCCCTCGACGGTGAGGGTGCAGTAGGACAGTGGCGGCATCGCCACATCGATCGAGAAGTCCTTGTAGAAGCCGCGGAACGCGAGCGACGCGAACCGATCGTCGGCGGCCCACATGGCGGGCGTCGCGCGCAGGCGGGCGAGATTGCGCTGCACCTCATCCGCCAGGCCGAACGGAACGGCGAGCCGCACCGACATGGTGCGCGCAAAGCCACGCTCTACGACCGTCGTGACGCCGAAATCGTCGGTGACGCGGCGGCTATAGTCGATGATGCCGACCGTCGGCGTCGTCCCGGTTACCCCGAGATCGATGGCGCTGCCGTCGTCGAGGACAACCCTCACGCGGCGACCCCAACCGCCACGGCGCTGCCACCGCTCGCTTCGGTGACTGCCTCCAGCGTCTTTGCGGTCTTGCCGGTGTTGGCGGCGATCGCGGCGAGGCCGGCCGTCATATCCTTGCGCAGCTGGGCGGTTTCGTCGCGCAGTCCCTGAATATCGTCCGCCGCGATATCGTTGGCCGCCACGATCGCTGGCGCCGGCTGCGTATCGACGATCTGGCGCAGGACGTCACTTTGTGACGAGGCAGACGATGCCTTGCCGTTCGCGCGCGCCGTGACCGCCCCATAGGTTGCCTCGAGCGCTGCGGCCGTCTGCGCCTGGATGCGCGCCAGTTCCTGCCGGCTGGTCGCAACGTCGGCCGCAGCGGTCAGCAAGGCTTGGCTCAACGCCGGCAGGCGCTTGGCCGCATCCATATCCCCGCCGCGCGCAGCCGCGTTCGCCGCGTCGAACTGGGCGAGCAGCGTGGCAAAGCTATTGCCGCCCCCGGCGTCGGTAAGACCGCGGATGCGGCGCACCTCGTCCATGATGCTGTCGCCGGCCGAGGTCCATGCATCGCTCAGCTCCTTCGCAGCCGCCGCAGCCGACTGCGCGTCGCGGATGGCATAGATTTGCTCTTGCAAGGCGCGGTTGCTGGCATCGAGCTTGGCAAGTTCGAGAGCGCGCAGCGCCGCGGTGTCGCCCCGCAATTCCAACAACTGCCGCTCCAGATCCTGCCGTTCGGCGGCCACGTCCGCGGCACTCTTCGCCCCCGCCAATGCTGCCTGTAGATCGGCGAACGCCGGGGCGAGTTTCAGCAGCGTGGCATAAGTCGCCTGACCCGCCGTAGTCGTGAGGTCCTGCGCCTCGACCAACTGGCGGAAGCCCGTCAGGGTCGAGGGCATCACAACCCCGATGCTGGCAAACACCTTCTGCATCTGCGCGGCTTGCGCGGCCGATTGCTCTGCCTTGGTGTAGTAGCTGCCGAAATAGGCATCGACGGCGCTGGTCAGGTCCGACAGGCTGTCGAACTGGTAAGCAAGACCAAGCTTTGCGTCCATCGACATGACCTGCGCGCTGGTGCCAAGGCGATCGAGCGACACAGTCACCGATTCGAGGGTCGACGCCACGCGGACCAGGGTTTCGAACGCCCCTTCGCCCGCCTTCTGGAAACGCGAGATGCCGGGGAAAGCCGCTTCCGCCATTCCATCGGCCGCCGCGCCGAACACCGCCTCTAGCTTTTCCTGAATTTGGGTGCCGGTCAGGCCTTTGAGGTCGATCTTGCCGATATTCACCACGAAGCCGTTCAGCCGCGCTTCCACCGCGCTCGCCGCCTCACCGAGCGGGTCTGCCGCCTTGGCGATCGATTCGGCAAAGCTGCGCAGGATCAGGGTAAATTGATTTTCGAGACCGGCGTCGAGGCCGGCATATTGCGTCGAATATTTCGTGCCCGTCGTGATGCCGAGAAACTTCTTCTTCTGCTCGATATCCGAATAGGTCGAACCGTCGAAGCCGTTGGCGCGGATGCTGCCGATCGTCTGTGCGCCACCATACAGGCCGCTGCCGATCACCGTCGTCTTCGTGCCGAACAGCGACGACAGGAAACCGCCGATCAGGGGGATTTTGCCGAGCAGCGAGCCGATCGCGTTGGGCTTGAACCCCTCGGTGATGCCCGACGACGCGTCGACGTTGCCCGCCCGCACCAGCACCGATGCAAGGCCCCCGATCTGATTGTCGATCGACCGAAGCGAGCCAGCCATCTGCCGCGCAAACACGCTGGTGACGGTGTCGACCTCGCGCAGCTGGTCGATCGACCGCTTGAGGCTTTCACTCTTCGCGTCTGCGTCGCCCAGCACGGTGCCGGTGCCCGTGTTCGACGCCGGCAGGTTGTTCTTCCCCCCGCCGAAGGCACCCGCGATGCTGACACCGATCGACGCCAGCGCCGCGACGGTCGCCGCACCGGCAACCAGGTTGAGGGGAAACGGCAGTCTCTTGATCGCATTGACGACGGCCTCCGTTGCCCCGGCAGCGGTGCGAGCGAGGCTGTTGGCGATCTTGCTGCCCGTCTCGATCGCATCCTGCGCGATGGCGCGCGCCGACAGGGCGAACTGCACCAACCGGAACGCCTTCTCCGCACTGGCCAGCGCGCGATAGCCGTCCGACCCCTCGGCGAAGAAACCCTTGGCCGCGGCTGCCATGTCGCCAAATGCGGCGACCTGCGCGCCCGACGAGGCAATGGCGAAACGGGTGTTCTCGCGGTTGATGGCGCCCTGCGACGTCGCCGCCTTCAGCGCTGCCTCATGGCTCACGCGAGCGCGTTCCTGCTGCGCCCGATAGTCGGCAAAGATCGATACCATATCGCCAAGGGCGCGGCCGGTCTCACCGAACGCGTCGGCCATGCCGGAAGCCGCCGACTGCACCTTTTGCGCGATCAGGTCCCAGCGGTCCGCCGTGAACATCAGCGCGTCGTTGTAGTCGCGGGCGGCTGCGGCGGTGCGTTCGGTCTCGTCGGCGATGCGAACCTGCTGATCGACATACGCCTGCCGCATCGCCGGATCGCGGAATTTGGCCTCAGCTTCCTGCGTCGCCCGGATCGTCGCCAGCGCGTGGACGCGCTCGGCGTCGGTCGCACCCACTAACCGCAATTCCTCGCGCAGTTCGGCCAGCCGATTGCCCCCGCTCACCATATCGGCGTTGAACTGACGGCGCTCTTCTGCCGCGGCCAGCTTCTCCCGTTCGGCCCGCTGCATCGCGAGCGCCTTGGTCGCCCGGCCGGCTTCATCGGTCAGGCCGCGCTGCTGCGCCGCCTCGATCGCCGCGAGCAACGGAAGGTCGGCGATCTGATCCTGTACGAGCTGCGATGCGCGTTCGGCCGGGATCAGGCCTGCGGCGACCATCGCGTTCACCCGCTCCTGCGCCGCAGCCTGATCGCGGGCGGCTGCGGTCGACTTGGCCGCATCCGACACACGCTCGGCGATGGCGAGTTGCACCTCGCGCGAAACCGCCGCCTCGATATCGGCGCGCTGCTTGATGGCCCGGCTTTCCGCCTTCACGCGGGCTTCGGCGATCAGAGCGGCCGCACCCGACACGCCATAGGCATCGGCGAGCGCATAGAGGTTCCGAATTTGCGCCTCGATCGCCTTGGCGTCTCGCGCCAGCGCCTCGGCATGGCGGTCGGGCTTGTCCTTCTTGTCGTTGCGATCGTCGACAATCTTGTCGCGCTGTTTACGGAGCCGCTTTTCCGCCGCGCCAATAGTGTTCTTCTCGACGTCGCCGACGACGCCCTTCATCCATTTCATGGCGGCCTTGGTCTCGGACCGGACGCTATCACCGAAGGCGGCACCGGCCTTGGCACCCGCACCCGCATAGGCCGCGACTGCCGCATCGATGCCGGGCGTTGCGATCTTGACCTGCGCGATCTGGCCGAAGATCTCCTGCCCGATCAGCGTGTTTGCGCCCTTTGCGACGGCGTTGATCCGGTCGATCACCCCGTTGACCATCGCCTCGACGGCCATGACGGTCGCTTTGGCCGAGCGACTGACGACGTCGCCTATCGCGGCCGGCAGCAGCTTCCACACCTCGACGATGCCTTTATAGCCGCCGACGAACAGCCCGTAGATTTCGGCGACGAAGTTGGCGATCTGCTGTGCGTCGTTCGGACTCCACAGATAATCGACGAGACGCTTGCCCTTGCCGGACAGCGCAAGGCGATCGTTGAGCGTCTTCCAGACGCCGCCCAGCACGTCACCCGTCGTGATCCCGACGTCCTTAAGCTCCTTCATCTCCTTCTTCGTCAGGCCGAGACCCTCCGCGTACTTCTTCATGTTCGCAGTCTTTTCGAGTTCCTTGTTCCAGCGATAAAAGGCGACGCCGGCCACCGAGGCGACCGCGATGAACGGCAGGCTGGCGAGGACGAGGCCGCCCATCTGCTTGGCAAAGCCCTTCACCCCACCTTCGGCCATCTGCGCGACCTGGATGATCTGGCCGATCTGCGTCGCGAAAATCTGCATGGGGGGCGAACCCGACATGGCCATCGTCGCCACGTCGTTCATCTGGAACCCGAATTGCTGCATCGTGTGGCTGGCGCGCTTGCTCGACCGCTCCATTTCATCATGCGAGGCGGCCGTCTGACGCAAGCGCTGCGCCAGCACCTCTTGCTGACGCGCATATTCGACGTGGGGGGTGACACCCGCGTTATAGAGGCGCGTCGATTCGGCGATCTCGGCATTGAGGCGGCTGGTGGCCGCGTACAGCGGATCGGTCGAGGCGCGCAGCCGCTCCAGCGACGCCGCGTCGGCGACCTGCGCGGCATGCGAGGCCTGCACCATCGCGGCGAGGCGCGCATGCTCGTCGGCATGGCGACGCGTTGCGGCGGCAGCGAGGTCCGCCTCTCGCGCCTCATCAGCGGCCGCCTTCGCCGCAAGCGCGCTGTACGTCGCGCCGGCATCTGTGGCCCGCGGGCGATCGACCCCGTTCGTCCGATCGAGCGCCGTTTGCAGACGCGCACGTTCCATCAGCTGGCCGTTGAGCATGTCGAGCGCTGCGGCCGTTTCGCGCGCTGCTGCGGCATCGGCGGCCAGTTGCGCGGCGAGCCGATCCTCGGCGGCCGCCTGTTTCGCAGCGGCAAGGCCCCGCGCGGCCGACTGAAGGTCTTCGGCCAGGCTGCCGACGCCAAGCTCGGTAGCTTTGATGGCGAGCGCCTCGATCTTCATGTCGCGCAATTCCTCGCGCGTCTTGCCGACCGCGGCCGCTTCGCGGATCAGCGATCCGACCAGCTTTTCGACCTCTTTTTCGGTGCGGTTGATAGCCGCCGTCGTGGCCGCCGCCTCTCGCGTGGCCGACGGACCGATGACGGACATGCCGGCGGTGCGACCAACCTTCTGAGCCAGGGCGTCGGCAGCAAGGCCGGTCTCGGCAATGGCGGCAGACGCCGCCCGCATGTCGCGCTGGGCGGCGTCGGCGAAGGCCGTGACGCTCTTCGTGGCGCCCGCCAGCTTGACCATACCGGCCGTGCCGCCCTCGATCCGGTTGGCGTTGGCGAGAATCTTGCCCTCAGCCGAGTCCATGACCGCAATCAGCTGCGCCATCTGTCCGAACGAATCCGTCGGATCGATGGTGAAATCGACGCCGAGGCCGGCCGATTCATCGTCAAGCATCTCGGTCCTCCATCGGTTACGGCCGGTCGGCCAGGGCGTCGATCAGCCGAGCAGCTTCATCAGCTCGGCTTCCTCGTTTTCGCGCTCGCGCGCGGTCGGCAGGGTCCGCCATGGCGGCGGGCAGTTTTCGTCTTCGGCACGCCGCCCTTCGGCGACGTAGGCCAGCGACAGGCGGTGCAGGAGGCGGGCTTCCCATGGGGCGAGCGGCACGCCGGTGCAGCGCTGCCATGCGTCGATCTGGAGCCATGTAATCGGCCCCACGCCCATTCCCGCCTCCGTCAGGCCGATCTCGATCAGCCAGTCGGTGACGTGCGGTGCGGGATTGGGCGGCAGTTTCGGTGTGACGCGGCGCCGCTTCATGTCGTCGATGCGACTGAGGCGAGGTTGATCTACCTCAGTCTTGCCGCGACGGCTGCGCGGGGGCGGCTTTGGCGTAGCATGCAACCACGCCAGTTGCCGCACCCACAGCGTCAGGCGGTCTTCGACGCGGCGCTGAAGTTTCCCCAGTCGCCGACGAACTTGGACACCTGCTTTGCGACGAAGCCGAGCGCCTGGTCGCCATAGACGGCGCGGAACAGGTCTTCGCCGGCCAGCGGTTCGGCGTCATCGGGCATGCCGGCCGGGCGATACTCAAAATTCTCGAAGCTGACTGTGATCGAGGCGAGGTCTTCGGCCACCGCCTTCGCCCGCTCTTCCGGCGACGCGGCAACGACCTTGCCGTCATTGTCGTCCATGCGCTTCAGCGCGCGGGTCGACTGGCGGGCTTCGACGATACCATAAGCGGTCGAGCCGGGGCCGTGGACATGGATGCGAACGGGAAGCTTGCGCGCGGCGTCGGCGTAGAGCGGCTCGCCGGCCGCGCTCTTGATGTGCAGGGCAGCGGTCGAGGCGACCGCCAGGGTGGCGATATTGAGCTTCATGAATGGTTCCTCGCGGGGGATGGCGCACCGACCCGCCCCGCAAACCCGCGACGAGCGGGGCGAGCCGGTGCAGAAGGGTGCCGGCGTCGCGGGCGCCGGAAGGGGATGGATCAGGCGGCGGGGACGCGCACGACCTTGGTGCAGATCTCCACCGTCGGCGTCGCCGTCACGATGGGATCGGCGCCGTCGACCGTTTCCGGCCAGCCGAACACACGCGACTGAAAATAGCGCTTGGCGCCGCTCTGATAGGTGACGCGCACCGCATAGAGAGCATTGGTTTCGTCCTCGGCCGCCGTCCGGAACAGCATCTGTCCGACGTCGCTTTCGTCCAGGCCGAACTGGGGCTGCAGGGCACCATAATCGGCGCTGCCCTTCAGCTTCTGCTTCGGTCCCTTGAGGGGCTGAAATTCCGTCTTTGCGAACGTCGCGCCGATCGTGCCGATCTTTTCGCAGTTGCCGGCCTCGGTGTAAGTCAGGGCGGCGTAACCGGCCGCATCCTGAGTGGCGGGAGCGGCAACCGAAATCGCGATTGCCGAACCCGCTCCGGTCTGAAGACCACCCATAGTTACTCCTGTCGTGTTGGCCGGATCAGTCCGGCGGGGTCAGTCCTGTCGCGGGCAGGAAAGAGGGTTATTCGGCCTTCGCCGGCTTGGCATTCGCCGGCTTGGCGGGGGCAGCATCCGGGGCGGCATTCGGATTGACGTCCGATGCGCAGCCTGCCGCGATGTAATTTGCGAGGCCCGGCTCGTCGGTCAGATCGGCGCCGAGCTCGAACTCCTTTTCGAGGCCCGCATCGCGGAAGCCGCGGGCGGCGAACATTTTCGTCTTTTCGGTCATGGTTGCACTCCTCACGCTGGCACGTCGAATGTGACGCGGAAATCCTGTGTCTGTTCGAAGCTGTCGCCTGGGCCGAGGACGGCGGGGCCAAGCCCCGCAGTTGACACCGACACGCGCAGGCAGCCGGCAAAATCCCCGCGGCGATCACGGCCTGCCGCGCGAACCCTATCGATCGCGGCTTTGCGTTCGCGGACGCTCGCGGCGCGCACGGTCACGGCCACCCGCTCGGTCGACCGGACGAAGGCGCCGCCCTTCAGCGGCTGGCGATCAACGGAACTGACGGTGCGCAACAGGATGGCGGTCAGCGCTACGCCATCGGGCAGCCGATCCTCTTTCACGGCGCCGCGATCGGCGATCGTCTTGATCGTCGCGTCGGCCAGCAGCAATTCGCTCATGATCGCGGTGCCGCTCACGCCTCATCCCCTTCGTCCGTGCCGATGATGCCCGCGCGCCTGACGCGGGAGTTGATGTACGCCTGCGCCGCAGCCTTGGCCTCGGCTTCCTTGGTATCGGCAGCGGGACGCAGGAACGGGTGAGGCCGCGCGCCGGGGTGGTAGACGGAGGCGCCGACGGGCTTGCCGTTAATGACCAACGTGGCGTGTAGCGCCCCGTCCCCGTCGCTGATCCGCCGGTTGATGCGCCGCGCCGTCATGCGCTCGCGATATTCGTCGTCGACCGTGATGAAATGGGCGCTGGTGCCATATTCCAGCCAGCGGCCGACATAGGACCCAGGGCCGGCCAGCAGGACACGCGCGACGATCAGACCTTGGCGCTTTTTCGAACGGACCTTAACCGCATCGGCGATCAACACCTTGGCGCCCGAACCGCTGGTCGCCTGACGGCCGCCGAGCCGGACCTTGGCCTCGTCGGCGATGACCTTCGCTCCGGCCCGCGCAGCGCCGGGCAGGACGCGCTTGACCAGTTCGGCGGGCAATTGTTCCATGCTCTGGCGCCAGCGGGCGCCACCCCGCCGCTTCGCCATCAAGCGGGATTGCCCGGCGACGTGTAATCCTCGACCATGAACTCAAGTCCGGAACGACGCCCGAGGACCGCAGGACCGGCCACGATCTGCATGATCCGACTGCCTTCGACGAAGCGCATATTCGGCGCGATATCCTCGCGATAGCGCATCCGCACGCGGGCGGGCCGGGCAGCGACGTTGATCCCATCGGCCAGCCGTTCCGCCCGGCTTGGCAACGCGTCCTGGATGCCAGCCCAGACGTTGGCCTCGACAAGCG